ATGAAACAAAATATAGCGATGGTGTTTTACCTGTTGATACATATAAAAAAGAAGTAGATGAGTTACTCAAACACACAAACAAAGTAGACTGGAAAGGGTTAAGAAAAGACTTAAAGAAATACGGTATTCGCAATTCTACACTAATGGCTCTTATGCCTGCAGAAACATCAGCACAAATCAGTAACAGCACAAACGGTGTTGAACCACCTAGAAGTTACGTGTCTATTAAGCAAAGTAAAGACGGTGTAATGGCGCAAGTAGTACCAGAGTACAGACATTTAAAGAGTAAGTATGAATTACTATGGGATCAGCCAGGACCAGAAGGGTACTTAAAAGTTATGGCAGTGCTACAGAAATATGTAGACCAAGGTGTTAGTGTTAATACGAGTTACAATCCTACACAATACAAAGATGAAAAAATACCGATGAGTAAAATGCTAGAGCATATGATTATGTTTTATAGGTATGGTGGAAAACAACTTTATTATTTTAATACATACGACGGTGCAGGTGAAATAGACGTACATGCAGATGACGAAGATTGTGAGAGTTGTAAGATTTAGTGAAGATATTAATTACAGGTGATAGTTGGGCTGGCGGTGAGTGGCCATATTGTGACGGATGGTGTGATCGTCTCCCTCTTCCGATACTAGCACCTTTACTTGAAACTGATGGGCATGAAGTAATAACAGAGTTTCATCCTGACGGTAATGACTACCTTTCATTGATATCAATAGCAAGAAATAGTAAAGTTGACCTTACTATTTTTTATAAGACTTGTAGTACTAGGTCATTAAGAGATATAGGAGAAGCAAAGTACATTTTGCAAAATAATGATAATGACCTAATGAAATCATTATTACATATCGATAATGACATATTTAGACGGTTAGAAAGTTTACCTAGTCGTGTGTTCCTAATAGGAGGGTTGAATAAAATAGTACAAGATGTAAATGTTGAGTTTATAGTGCCAAGTTTAATAGAAGAGCTAACTGGCGAAGAAGTACCACAATACTGCGGACAAAAAGATTTTTTTAAAACACTCAAGCAAATTCACACAGATAAAGTGATTGATGATAGTCAGTTGCAAGTAGGGCTTGATATTATGACTTCGTTTGAGAATGTGGTAGATATTTTTAGTAATTACCCGGAATATTTTTATCCAGATTGGGCTCATCCGAATCGACAAGCAATAGAACACACATATAATTTAATAAAAGATAAGATTTAAGTGTTTAAGTGTTTTTTACTGTATTTACAAGATGGTAAAACTAAACATATTAGAGCACTTACTAAAAGAGATGCTATTAATAGGTTTAGAGAATATGATAACCCACAAAAAATCAGATCAATTTTTGAGGTAAGACAATGAATTCAGTAATTAACTTTAATAAAAGTAAAAGTCATATAGACAGCCCGATATTTCTTGACCCTAACGGATCATTAGGGTTTCAAAGATTTGAAACTTTAAAGTACGAAAAGATAGATAAACTCACTGACAAACAGATGGGCTTCTTTTGGCAACCACAAGAAGTAGAGATCTACCGTGACATTAAGGACTTCAAAACTTTAGATAAGCATGAACAACACATCTTTACATCTAACTTAAAGAGACAAATATTATTAGATTCAGTGCAAGGTAGAGCACCTAGCTTAGCATTCTTGCCATTAGTCGGATTACCTGAAATGGAAGCCTGGGTTACTACTTGGACTTTCATTGAATTATTACATAGTAGAAGTTACACCCACATTATTAGAAACGTGTATTCTAACCCTAGTGAGGTGTTCGATGATATAACTGATGTACAAGAAATCGTAAGTTGTGGCAAGGATGTTAGTAAGTACTATGATGAACTAATTAGATACAGTAATTATTATCAGTTGCTAGGTTACGGAATACATACTGTGAATGGCAAGAAAGTAGAGATTACAGAATACGAGTTAAAGAAGAGAATATGGCTTACTATACTAAGCATTAATGTATTAGAAGGCATTAGGTTTTATGTATCGTTTGCTTGTAGTTGGGCGTTTGCAGAACTTAAGAAGATGGAAGGCAACGCTAAAATCATTAAACTAATATGTAGAGATGAGAATTTGCACTTAGGAGCCACACAGACATTAATTAAAATATTACCAACTGACGATCCTATGTTTGCACAGATACAAAAAGAATGCAAACAAGAAGCATACGATATGTATACCGAAGCAGTTCAACAAGAAAAAGATTGGGCTAAGTTTTTATTTAAAGACGGTTCTATTATAGGATTAAATGAACAATTGTTAAGTGATTATATTGAGTTTATTGCTAACAAAAGAATGAAAGCAGTTGGGTTAGAATCGCCATACAAAGGCGGGTCGGATCCGTTACCGTGGACAGGCAAATGGATATCAGGTTCGCAGGTACAGGTAGCACCACAGGAAACAGAAATTACATCATATGTTACAGGAGGTGTTAAGCAAGACGTTACAGAAGATACATTAAAAGGATTAAGTTTATGATTACATTATACGGAAAAGAAGGATGCGGGTATTGCACTAAGGCGAAGGCGTTATTATTACAGCATGATATTAACTTCGTAGAAATTAGGATTGATGAAGATGCTGATGCAAAGGCATTTATCTTAGAAGAAGGACACAAGACAGTACCTCAGTTATATGTTGGTGATATGCTGTTAGTAGAAGGAGGGTACACCGGCTTAGCGGCATTGCCGAAGTCATTGATAGAGTTAAGAGTACAGGAACTAAAAGGATAATATGAATATAGAGACAGGTAAGATATACGGGTTTAAGTTAAACAGTGGCGAAGAAGTTATTGCTAAAGTAGATAGCGTTACTGACAATATTGTGAAAATTATAAAGCCATTGAGTTTAGCTTTTGGACAGCAAGGTCCTAGCTTAATGCCTAGCATGGTATCGGCAGATACAAGTAAGTCAGTTAATCTTAACTTAGATGTTTGTTCTTTGGTTGCTAGAGTAGGTAGTGACGTAGAAGATCATTACCTAAGAGGAATTTCAGAGTTGGATCTGCCGCCTGCAAAGCAAATTATTACTGAATAAATAACTGCATGCCAGCAGTTAGTAGAGTAGGAGATAAAATATCAGTACACGAATGCGGTGTTGTTCCAACAGCCGCAGTAGGTTCAGCTGATGTTAAAACCAACGATATAAACACCCATAGAGAGAGTGATGCTAATACATCGCATCCTTACTTACCACCACCTTTAGGTTGTCCAGCTCATTCAACTACGTTAAGTAGTGGGTCAAGTTCGGTGTACGTTAACAATAAACAAATTGCACGCGATGGCGATTCGTATGGGTGTGGTATTGCATTAACACAAGGATCAGCAAACGTCTTTTCAGGGTAGTCATAACCTATTTTAAGGTTAAACTTAGCCCTTCTCCGACTCTAATAGTTTTATAATCAACTATAAATACTACTAGAGGAGAACAATGGAATTAGCAGTAAATGACCACAAACTCACCATTATGAATGCTATGTCGCATTCGTATAGTGGCTACACGTCTGATTACAAAAACACAAATGTATTTCAGGATATCTTCGAGACCGAGCATAATTGTAAAGTCATAAAGAACTACTCTACTGACGGTTATTTTGTAACTGAAGGTATTAGTACTAAGTTCTGGGGATCTCTGAAGTTTAACAGTCCTAGTGAAGCTACCATGTTTTTATTGAGATGGGCTTAAGAGTAGAAACTCGACATTTATTAGGATATGCGAATGCCTACGACTATGTATATAAAAAAGTAGAAGATAACGGAAATTATAAAATATTACATAATGCTGAAATAATTACCGAACTCGAAAAAACTTGTGAATGTAGAGTTACTAAGCAATGTGAGTCGATGTTATTTTTACCAGCACAAATGTATCATACAATAACTGAAGTAGAATTCCATACAGAGAACGATTTAATAATGTTTGTGTTGAGGTGGTCATGAGAATACGTAGAAATCCAGATACTTTAATAGGTTTTGAAAAAGCTGTAAGACATGCAGTTCAAATAGCGTGTAACGATCCTACAAAAACAGTATGTTCAGTACTTAAAGAGATATGCGGTTGCACAGTAATAAGCACAATAGACGACCCAGAGAGTCTTAATTCAGGTTTTAGCCTAATAGATAAAGAGGCTGCGGAATTACATCTGACTTATAATTTCTATTCTGGCATTTTGTTAGGTTACATAACGTCAGTAGAATTTGCATCAGAAGAAGACTTAATAATGTTTACGTTGAAGTGGTCATAAATGCCAGCAATAGTTAAACATTTAGAAGATATACCAGGATTCAGAAATGCGTATGAGAAAGCATACCACCAAGCCATGAAGGAAGCTGTAAGTTTCGCTGTTGGAACCACACCATTTGTAGTAACAATTTCAGCTGAGCTTGCTAGAATAATTGAACGGACGCATAATGTTGAGTTATTAGTAATTGAAGATGGATGGCAACCGATACAAGACCATACTGGTTATATTTTTAACAAGAACTTTCAAAGAATACCGCAGTACAATGATAATTTTTCTTTTAATGCTGTTGAATTTAAAACAGAAGAAGATCTGACTATGTTTATATTAAAGTGGTCTTGATTGGTTGACAAATTCGCCTAACATAGTATAATGGTAGCATGGTTACTAAACATTTAAATGAGATTCCAGGTGCTGGAAAAGCGTATGATATAGCGTATAAGTCTGCTTTTACTAAAGTTAAAAGCCCCGGGTGGTATCCTCGGTTTCCG